TGTATATGTAAGTTGAGAGAAAGGACTACAAAATGACAAATCAAGAAACAATTTTTATCGGTGCCAACAACGGTGAACTTGAAATCTACAAGGGTGTTGGAAACTTGATTGCTGGAAATATCCAGACTGCAAAGACTTTCAAATATGTAATGGATACTCACGGTATTGACCCCGATGTAGACACCATCTACACTACCAGCAGCATGGACTTTGCTGATGAAGAAGGTTTTGAGAATGCTGATGATGCTCGGATTCTTATGGAAGAAGGGTTCAAATTGATGGAAATGACTAAGGTGTATGCATAATGGATTACTTAACTGAACTTCAAAAAGAGTATGTGTTCTTTACAGATATGTTGAAGACACTAGAACGTAAGAAGAAGGCAACTCCAGGCAATGGATTTGCAAAGATGAAGTGTCGTGAAAAGATTGCAGAACTAGAAGCAATCTTTGATAAAATTGACTACGCAGCACAGGTGACTTATGATTAATATTACCCCAGAATTCAAGAAACATATGGAAGATATGTGGACGGCAACAGAAATTGACGGTGTTAAGGTTGTAAACCGTCACTTAGGGTTTGGTTCATTACCAGACATCAAATTAACGTTGGAAAATGGGTCTTTTTTGAGTGCAAAAGATTTATTTAAAAATGTTACAAAAACATCTTGACTTTGTTGTGAAAACAGGGTATGATGTATATACAAACTGAAAAAAACGGAGAATTATATTATGGCACACGAACTTGAAATTGTAAACGGACAGGCCCAGATGGCCTATGTTGGTGAAGTTCCTTGGCATGGACTTGGAACTAAAGTCCCTGCTGACTTAACACCAGACCAATTTATGACTACTGCTGGACTTGATTGGACAGTAGAAAAAGAAAATATGACTACCACTTCTGGTGTAGTAGTTCCAGGCAAACAAGCACTGGTTCGTTCATCAGATAATAAGGTTTTAGATGTTGTCGGAACAGGATGGAATCCAGTTCAGAACTCTGAAGCATTTGAGTTTTTCAACGATTATGTGATGGCGGGTGACATGGAAATGCACACTGCTGGTTCACTCAAAGGTGGACAGATGGTTTGGGCACTTGCAAAGACAAAAGAGTCTTTTGAGTTGTTCAAAGGTGATGTAACTGAGAACTACTTCTTGTTTACTAATCCACACCAGTTTGGTAAATCTTTGAATATTCGTATGACACCGATTCGTGTTGTGTGTAACAATACACTAACTCTATCGTTGTCAAAACAGTCTGACCAGATGGTGACAGTAAATCACCGAACTGCTTTTGATGCAGATATGGTCAAAGAACAGATGGGTATTGCTCGTGAAAAAATGGAACAATACAAATCTATGGCAGAATTTCTTGGTGGCAAACGTGCTACTGGAGAAAACGTAATCCAATACTTCAACGAAGTATTTGGTGCTCCTGCTAAGGAGAAGGTTGACAACGTGATTCCATTCACCTCTCGTAATGCGAAAATGGCGATGGAACAGTTGGAGACCCAGCCTGGTGCCAACTTTGCAGAAGGTTCTTGGTGGCAGGCATTTAATGCAGTCACTTACATGACTGACCACTTACAAGGTCGTGAAGGTGATTCTCGTCTAGTGAGTGCATGGTATGGACGTAACCGTAAGGTTAAGTTGAATGCACTTGACAAAGCACTTGAATACGCCGAGGCTGCATAAAAAAAAGTTGAAGGGGCTTGACTTTTCAAGTCCCTTCCCTTATATATAATATGGGTGCTGTTCGTAAGTCATCCAGTTCGCACCGAAATAACCTACTCTGCGAACAAAACTAGGGTTTGTCGGTATCCCCCCAAAAACCGTCATTATAAATATGGTGGAGTTGCCGAAAGGGACTCTTAATATTAATCTTGCTTAACAAAGGAGATAAACATGGTAAGCACAACTCTTACAACACACCCTTTTGATAGGGTTAAAACCTACTCTATCGGTTTCGATAGAATGTTCGATACACTCTTTGATGAGAATGTTTCGACAGCAACAAACTACCCCCCTTACAATATCGTAAAGGTATCTGATTCAGAATATGCAATTCAGATTGCAGTTGCTGGATTTGATAAGAAAGATATTGAGATTGAGACTAAAGAGAACACTCTGACAGTCAAATCTGTAGAAAAGAAAGAAGAATTGGTGGATGATGTGAAATATCTGCATAAAGGTATTTCTAATCGTGCATTCACTCGTTCTTTTACTATTGCAGATGATGTGGTAGTTAAAGGTGCAACCTTTGAAAATGGGTTGTTAAATGTTGAACTTGAGAGAATCATCCCAGAGGAAAAGAAACCTCGTTTGATTAAAATCAAGTAAAACATTTTTTGTAAGAGGGGAAAAATGTCTTGACATTATCCCCTCTTTTTGATAATATAATGTAAATCTTGAAGGAGATAGTATGAAAACAAAAAAAGAAAAAGTCTTGAAACTTTTATCGTCTGGTAACAATGTTACTTGGCAGAAGATTAGAGACAAGTTTGACCTAACTTCCCCTAGAGCAATGATTGATACACTCAGAAATGAGGGTCATTGTATCTATACCAATAAGGTAAACGGAAAAACAGCATACAGACTTGGAGAACCATCTAAGGGTGTTATTGCTGCTGGACTAAGAAGTATTCTTGGTTCAGATTACTCTTATGAATCTCGTGATTCAGAATTCGTAAGATAATTAGTTTAAGATGTGGGGGATAACTCCCCCACACAATTATAGGATGTAAACTGTGAAAAAGATTGACTACAAATATTCAGAAGACAAGATTCTGAAAGAACTGCAAGAGTATATTGATAAGACTTACTCTGCACATTATTCCCACAATAAATTTCAAGCAACAGAATTCATCATGGACTCGGGCCATGGAGAAGGTTTCTGTATCGGTAATATTTTAAAGTATTCGCAACGATACGGAAAAAAGGATGGCAAGAACAGAAATGACTTGCTAAAAGTAATCCATTATGGTATAATGGCATTACACAATCATGATACAACGGAGAGCAAATAAATGAATCTTAGTAATGATACCAAAGAAGTTTTCAAGAACTTCTCCACTATCAACCAAAATCTTATGGTTAAAAGTGGTAACGTGATAAACACAATGTCTGCAATGAAGAACATTGTTGCGAAAGCAACTATTCCAGACACGTTTGACAATGAATTTGCAATTTACGATTTGAACGAATTTCTATCTGCACTTTCACTTTTCAAAAACCCAACACTTAGTTTTAGTGACAAAGCAGTAAAACTTAATGAAGAAGGTGGTGGTAGTTCAGTGAACTATTTCTTTAGTGACCCATCTGTGGTGACTTCACCAAAGACAGAGATTACTATGCCCTCTGTTGATGTTGAGTTCACATTTACACAAAACACATTCAATCAAATCTTGAAGGCATCTGCCGTTCTTGGTGTGCCTGATGTAGTTCTAACTGGAACTGCTGGTGGTGATATCAATCTTACTGTGACTGACCGTAAGAACGACACATCAAACGACTTTGCAATTAAGGTTGGTGAGAATGCGTCATCCGACTTCACATACTTCTTTAAGGTTGAAAACCTAAAACTCTTGTCAGGCGATTACAAGGTAGAAGTTTCACAAAAAGGTATTTCTCATTTTACTAATGTGAATAAACCAGTTGAATACTTTATTGCACTTGAATCTGCATAATGTATCATAAACCTTACATTAACCTAGTTAGTGTATCATATATGAAACATTATTGACAAGGAGACTATATTATGAATGATGCGATTTTATGGGTGGAGAAATATCGTCCATCCAAAATCAGTGATACAATTCTCACTGATGATTTGAAAACAACGTTCCAGACGTTTGTAAATGAAGGGTATATCCCAAATCTACTTTTGTCTGGAGGCCCAGGCGTAGGTAAGACCACTGTTGCGAAAGCAATGCTTGAAGAGATTGGTGCTACCTACATGATGATTAACGGTTCAGAAGAATCGGGAATTGATGTTCTCCGAAATAAGATTAAGAACTTTGCGTCTACTGTCTCTATGGATGGTAATCGCAAGTTCGTAATCTTAGATGAGGCAGATTATCTAAACCCACAATCAACTCAACCTGCCTTGCGTGGGTTCATGGAAGAGTTCCACAAGAACTGTGGATTCATTCTAACATGTAACTTTAAGAACCGAATCATTGACCCTCTACATTCACGATGTTCTGTCGTTGAATTTAAAATACCCAACACTGACAAACCTAAACTTGCTGGACAATTCTTTACTCGTGTTCAAGATATTCTGACAAAAGAAAATGTTCAGTTTGAACCAAAGGCAGTTGCTGGTGTTGTTGAGAAACACTTCCCAGATTGGAGACGTGTTCTTAATGAACTGCAACGTTATTCTGCATCTGGTATGATTGATGCTGGTATTCTGGTAAACATATCAGAAACCAACATGAAAGACTTGGTTGGGTTTCTCAAAGAAAAAGACTTCAAGTCTATTCGTAAATGGGTTGCAAATAACTTAGACAATGACCCTACTCGTGTATATCGTAAAGTCTATGATATGCTCTATGAGGAAATTGAACCTCAGACTGTGCCACACTTGGTTCTTGCAGTTGCAGACTATCAATACAAATCTGCATTTGTTGCTGACCAAGAAATCAACATGCTTGCATTCATGATTGAGATTATG